TCATACCCGAACCTCTCCATTGTCCTGCCGCGGCAAGCTCGGGCCAGCTGCATCCCTATTGAGCAATACGATCTGTTGATCTTGAGGACGGCGCGCGGCCGGATCGGTATCGAGGCCAAGCCTGCGGAGCGCGTAGTAGAGCAACGCCTTTCGAACCCGGATTTTCGCTCGTCCTCCACGCATCCCGTAATCCAGTGCGATCACCTTCTTCTGGGTATCTGAGAGATCGGGATGGGGTCCGATCTCAAGCACCACTTCGTCATTCCAATCTTGATCCGCCTCTGATCCCATCTCGCTTGGCTTGGTGCCGCGGGTCTCGATGATCCGCGAAAGCAGGAAGTCCTTGAAGCTTCGGTCGCTGAGACAGAACGCCCGGGTATGCCAGCGGAACCCGTCGAAGCCGATTGCGTGTGGCGCAATCCAACGCCAGCGCGGCTCCGGCCGCGACAGCGACTGATACTTGACCTCGATCGCTTCGGACCGGCGGATCGCAGCGACCACTGCGCGCAGCGTCTTGGCATTAACGCCCCGCACGGGCGTCGGCGCTGCATCGTAGGGGGGAAACTGTCCGATCCACGCATCGGCGCGATCCAGAATTCCGTCGGCGACTGATCTAAGCTGCGCGAGATAGCGGTTCGCGTCGGGTTTCAGGAACTGTGGAGCGAACTCTGCACCGCGGACATAGGCGCGAGCGCTCTTGTCGTAGTGGATGTTCTGCGGCGCCATTCCGATATAGCGGTTCAGGTCAGTGGACGCCTGATTCACCGACACCCCGAACGCCTCCATCAGATCGCCCCGGTTCACATGCCCCTCCCAAAACAGCCGGAACTCGATGAATTCGAGTCGTTGCTCGACTCCCCACCGCAGATCGGCCTTCGCTTTCGCCACCCTGGACTCCCAATGACATGATCCGTCCGTTAACTAGGCATGACTAGTTACTGGGCTCTTCGATCACGCTAACGGAGAGATGATCGGCGGGCAATAGAAACTTGACGGGCGCGCGGTTTCGTGGCCGGCGATCGGCGTCAGAGGCCCAGCGCAGCTCGCTGTGCCGCCCACTCTAGCGGCATGGGCTTCAACAGAGCGTCCATCTGCAAGGCGGCCGGCTGCCTTCCGTCGAGAATCGCCTCGACGATGTCCGGGGCCAGCAGGGTCAGGCGCAGGACCCGGCACAGGTAGGACTGGTTGATCTTTTCGGCCTCGGCCAGTTCGGTCACCGAGGCGAATCGGCCGCTCTCCATGAGGCGCTTCCAGCGGTGGGCCCGGGCGATCGCCTTGACCATGGTGTTGTCGACGCGCGGGCGGGGCTGGCCCCAACAGGCCCCCTCGGGCATCACCACCTGCTTGCGCCCGCCACGCTTCCGGAGGGTCAGAGGCACACGGACCGTCAGCGTGCGCCCGTCATCGGTGGCGGCGTCGCCGGCTCTCATGCTGCCCTCCGCGGATCGTCGGCCATGCCGCCAAGCTCATGAACCAGACGAGCCAGCCCATCGACGCGGAGGCGGATATCGACGCCTCCCTGTCCGACCTCGACGCGCTCCACGAGGAGCTGGACGATGCGGGCCTGCTCGGCGGGGAACAGCTCGTCCCACAGCGGGTCGAGCCCTTCGAGCGCGTCCCTCACCTCGGCCTCGGACAAACCGTCGATCTCGGGTCGCGCCGACCGCCATGTGCCGACGATCACCTCCGGGGCACGAAGGAGGCCGCGTAGTTGGTCGACCACCGCGCCCTCGATCTCGGCGGCGGGCACGCGTCCCACCGGGCAAGCATCGGCGCCGCGCTTCAGAACCGACTGGCTGACGTAGTAGCGGTAGAGCTTGTCGCCGCGCCGCGTGTGCGTCGGCGTCATGGCGCAGCCGGTCGGCCCGAAGATGAGACCCTTCAGCAGGGCCGGGGTCGCGGCCCGTGTCCGGCCCGCGCGCACCCTCGGGCTCTCGCGCAGGATTCCATGCACCTTGTCCCACAAGGCGCGCGTGATGATAGCTTCGTGCTCTCCGGGATAGGCGGTCCCCTTGTGCACGGCGTCACCGATATAGACCCGGTTGTTGAGCAGCTTGTAGAGGAAGCCCTTGTCCACGAGACGTCCGCGCCGCGTCCGCACGCCTTCGGCCGCGAGTGCCCGGGCCAACGCGGTCGCCGAACCCACCTCGACGAAGCGCTCGAAGATCATCCGGACCGTCGCGGCCTCGGCATCATTGATCACCAGCTTGCGGTCCCGGACCTCGTAGCCGAGCGGCACGAAGCCGCCCATCCACATGCCGCGTTTGCTCGAGGCGGCGATCTTGTCGCGGATGCGCTCGCCGATCACCTCGCGCTCGAACTGGGCGAAGCTGAGCAGGATGTTGAGCGTCAGCCGCCCCATGGACGTCGTGGTGTTGAACGACTGGGTCACGCTGACGAAGGTGACGCCGCCGCGATCGAACACCTCGACCAGCTTGGCGAAATCCATCAGCGAGCGGCTGAGCCGGTCGATCTTGTAGACGACGACCACGTCGATCCGGCCGTCCTCGATGTCGGCAAGCAGGCGCTTCAGCGCCGGCCGGTCCAGCGTGCCGCCGGAGAAGCCGCCATCGTCGTAGCGGTCGCGGAGCAGCACCCAGCCCTCGGCCTTCTGGCTCGCGGTGTAGGCCTCGCAAGCCTCGCGCTGGGCATCGAGGCTGTTGAACTCCATCTCCAGCCCTTCTTCCGTCGACTTGCGCGTATAGACCGCGCAGCGCAGCTTGCGGATGGGTTTGGCAGATGCGGGCGATTTCGTCATGCCTGGCCTCGCCGGTTCTTGAGGCCGAAGAAGACCCAGCCGTTCCAGCGCGTGCCGGTGATGGCGCGCGCGATGGCGGAGAGCGAGCGGTAGGGACGCCCCTGCCATTCATAACCGTCGTTCAGCACCGTGACGGTGTGCTCGACGCCCTGCCATTCGCGGATCAGCCGCGTGCCGGCGATCGGCTTGTCGTCGGCGCGGATCCGGCGCAGCACGATGTTGCCGCCGTCGAGTTGCTCGCCCAGAGCTTCGAGGCGCTCGACGGTCGCGGGCTTCAAACCGCCATAGGCCAATTCCTGGATCCGATAGGCGAGCCGGCTTTCGAGGAAACGCCGATTGTAAGGTGGCGCCTCGGTGTCGAAGAGTTCGCGCCACTGCTTCTTGAGGTCGGGCGTCGGCGTGGTCTTCAGTGCGGCCAGCCGGGACAGGATGTTTTCTGTCATGGTCATGCGTCTCCTTTGCAAATTGGAGTTCCATGACCGCTCCGGTCGGGCGGGAAGTGAAGGCAACTTTCTCCGCGGTCGCCAAATACTTGCCTTGACTGGCGTGCCTTGAGCCGAACCAGCCCGCGCGCAAGAATCCTGCAGACCTCCCCGATTCGCTCGTCCGGCGTCATATGCCCGGGGTGGATCGGGTTCGGCATGTCCATCGCAGAGGTCACCTAAGGGATTGGATTCCCTTGGCCTCTACTCACGGTGCGGACGATCCGTCCCAAGATGATGGCTTTTGAATCGACTCCGCCAGGCATTTGCGATAAGAACATAAGACGAACAAATGCGAGGCAATCATGGGCGGCTGAGATGGCTAAGAACCTGAAGAAATTCGTCAATCCCAAGTTCACGCGGACCGTTGATCTTGGCTTGCTGAGTCGCCTGTTCGAGCGCCACCGCGAGGCGCTGAATGGGCTGGACCTTGGGGTCTTCAGGGATGAGGCGGCGCAGGACGATGCTCGAAGCGCCGTCCAGGATTTCTTCGCGGGACCGGAAGAGAACTATCCAGAGGGACTCGTCGCCGACCTGCACCGGATCGCCGAGATCGGCAACGCGGCAGGCCTCGACATCATCCTTCAGCAGGCCGCGCGGCTCGGGATACGCGTGATACCCGAAGCGAAGGGTGACGAGCCGGAGGCTCACCAGGATCCCAAGCACGTCGCCCTGCGCGTCTTCCTCGACCATCCCGATGTCTTCGACGCCGCGTCGGACATGATGGCGCTCATGGCGCGCACGTCGCTCGCTGAGTTCGTGGGCCGCGACGAAGGCGTTGAGGCGATCATGGACGATCGCGCAAAGGCTGAGTTTGAAACCGCCGCCCCCGCGATGTTCGAACAGGATCTCCGCAGCAACTATTGTCGTGCCGGCTGGTATGACGATGCCGACGAACTCGTCCTGGTGATTGAGCACGGTTCTCCGATCACCACGACCGATGTCCTGCAAAAGGACAAAAAGCGCGTGATCAGCTTCCGCGCCGCCGAGCACGCGGTGCTTTCCTACAGTTCCACGACAGGCCTGTTGAAGATCGGCGGCGTGGCCAAGGCGCGCCGTGCCGATCTCGCGGAGTTATTCGCAGACAAGATTCTCGGGAAACCCGAATTCTTCGCCGGCGACGACGCCCAGAACCTCTACACGCTCGACCCGGTGCAGCGCGCGGGCTTCGGCTTCGCGTTCAACCATGACTTCGATCCGGGCATCCAGCGGGTCCAGATCACCGAGGTCCAGGTCGACCGCGTTGGCGCCGATCCGAAGACCGGCGAGACACGAACCTTCTACTCCTATGTTGCGCGCGACGGACGCGACAATGCACTGGCCAGGTTGGGCGAGATGATGCGGGGCGCTAGTCTCGGGTCGGATTGGCGCCTCAACCACATCGTCATCCGCGTCCATTTCGCGACCGGCGGCAAGTCGGCGAAGAAGGTGACCGTCAAGCTGAAGCCGCCGGCACACGCCATGTTCAAGCGTCAGCAGTTCGAGGGCCGGATCATGACGCTCCTTCGCCGCAACGGACTGCTCAATGACCGAGACGCTGCCCAGGCTGCTGTTGCGGCTGAGTGAGACGGGCGATCCCGCAATCCTTTGGGGCCGACAGGCTGCGCCTCATGCCGGGCGTGATTTCGAGCGGCTGCTCGATCATGGCGTCCTGGTCGAGCAGGCGCCAGCGACGGAATGGGATGTGTGCCCCGCCTGCGATTGCGGTCTCGACGCGCGGCCCATCCATCAGGTCAACGGACGACATATCGCGGTTTGCCCGACGGACCGGCGCAGCGACCTCGTTCTCGGCGATGACGATCTGCGGAGCTTTCGAATTCATCCTTCCGCGCTGGTCCGCGAAATCGCCATGGCGTCCGGGTTCGGAGGCACGCCGGCGCCGGTGGCGGCAGGCGTCTGGCATCTGGGGGAGACGTCGGACCAGCGGGCGCTGTTCCTCGCACTGTCGCGGGATGCAGTGCTTCAACCGGGAATGATCGGCCTGATGCGTTCGGCCGCCCGGTCGTCGCCCATCATAGTGATCGCGCCCGCGATGGCGGCGGACGAACTCGCCCGCTTCGTCGAAGCTGCGATCTCCGTCATGTCGATTGACGGTTGTCTGGGCAGGAACGCGACGGGCTTCGCGATCGACCTTTCGAAGCTGGAATCCGCTGCGACTTTCGAGCCGCGTCTGGTCATTTTCCGTCAGAGCCAGCGGGTGATCCTGGATGGCATCGAGATGCACATCCCGCAGCAGCCGTTCAAGCTTCTCGTGATTCTGGCCGAGGCTGTGGGAACTCGGAAAGGCCATTTGACCCCGCAGGAAATCGAGGCCGAGAACAGCGGCCGCAGCGCTGGCGACCTGATCCGTGACCTGAGAAATGCACTTCACGACGATCAGAAGACGCTGATCAGGACCCGCCAAAGCCCGACCCGCTATTTCCTGGGGCTGGCTGCTGGAGAGTTTGATCTGCGGCCATAGGGCAGCTGGCCCGCGTCTCGGCCCGTCTTCCCATTCTCGCCCATCCCAAACCCATCCCGCTCCCACCTGACGGATCGGCGGCTTCGGCAGGCTTGAGGTCATCAACAGTAATGACCTGAGGCCATGCCGATGCATTCTTCCATTTCCCGAGACGACCTTCAGATCCTGCTTCATGAGGCGGACATTGCGGCGCGCCGTCTGGTCCGCCAGCTGCGGCTTCCCCGCACCGATCTCGACGATGTCCGCCAGGACCTGCTCGTCGATCTGATCGCCCGGCTTCCCGCCTATGACGCAGATCGCGGCACGCTCGGCGCCTTTGCCGGCGCCATCCTCACCAACAGGGCGACGCGCATCGCCAACAAGGTGAAGCGGGAGCGCCGGATGTATGGCGCGACGCGGATCTCGCTCGATGAGGTCATTCCCGAGAGCGACGGGCTGACCCGCGGCGACCTCATCGCCGAAGCCGACGGGCTGTCAGCACTCTTCGGCCAGCCCGTCGATGCATTCGCCGCCGCCGAGGAACGTCTCGATGTTGAGCGCGGTCTTGGCTCGCTCGAACCCGCCGACGGCGCTCTCTGTGCAGCCCTTTCCCGCACCACTGTCGATCGCCTTGCGGCGAGCGGCCATGGCGCCCGCAGCAGCCTCTACCGCCGCGTCAAGGACATCCGCCTTGCCCTGACGGCGATCGGCGTCCGGGCCGCGTGAGACGGTTCGGCGAGCGCGTGAGTAGGAGCCCATCATGAACGTCATTGCATCCAGATTCCCCGCTGTCCGGAAGCCGCTCACCGAGATCGATCTCTGCGGCTGGGTCGGTCAGGCAGCACCCGGCGACATCCTCGAATATCACCGTGGATTCCTCGCGCTCGACACCATGCCGCAGGGCACGCGCCTTGCCGAGCGGGAGCGGGCGGAACTCGCCCGCGTCGCGCGCCGCGCCTGGTGGGCAGCCGAGCGCGGACTGATCCATCTCGTGCAGCGTCGCCACCGGTCGGACGATTACAGCTATCTGGCCATCGCCCGGCCGAAGCCGAAGCAGGCCTCGGTTTCGCTGTCTTCACTCCTGCTGGCGGAGGTGGCGTGATGGCGCCAGCTCGCGGCAACCGCCCCAGCCTCGACGACATCCGCACCATGCCGGTCAGCGAGATCGCCACGCTTCCGGCGGAGCATTTGGCGCTGCTCCAGGAGGATGCCGATGCCGCCCTGGATGCCGCCAAGCGGCTCAAGGAGTGGCTCGAAGGAGCGATTGCGCTTCGCTACGCCGACGCGGCAGCGACGGTGCGCCGGGCCGAGGGCAAGGACACCGGCCTCGTTCGTTTCGAGGACGGCGCCGTCGTCGTCGCTGCCGATCTCCCGAAGAAGGTCGATTGGGACCAATCGCTGCTCGCCGCGCTCGTCGAGCGCATCCGTGCGGGCGGGGAGAACCCGACCGATTACGTCGACATCGGCTTCAAGGTCCCCGAGCGCAAGTACACCGCCTGGCCCACCGCCATCCGCGAGGCCTTCGCCGCCGCCCGCACGGTGCGGACCGCCAAGCCGACCTTCCGTCTCACCATCAAATCCGAGGATGCCCGATGACCAGCTCTGCTGCCCTGACCGAGATCCGCAAGCGCCACTACGCGCTCGAAGCGCTGCCCGCCACCATCGTCATTCCGGCGCTCGGCGAGATCCGCCGCGAGCAGGTGGTCAAGCCGATCGAGGACGCCACGCTCGACGACATCGCCTTCGCCTTGCTGGGCGTCGAGGCAGAGTTCAGCGCCGTCGGCGACCGCCTGCACGCCTTGCGCAAGCTCTATGGTCTCGCCCGGCAGGCCGGCGCGCACGGGAGTGAGCGCGCGCTCGATGTCGCGTCGCGCAACACGGGAGGCCGCTGATGGCGCTGCGCATCGTTAGCGCCGACGAACGGCTGTCTGCGGCCGGCGCCAAGACCACCATGGCGATCTTCGGCCCGAGCGGCGTCGGCAAGACATCCTTGCTGAAATCACTGCCGCCTGCCGAGACCCTCTGCATCGACCTCGAGGCAGGCATGAAGTCCGTCCAGGACTGGCCCGGCGACAGCATCCCGGTGCGCACTTTCGCCGACGCCCTCGACATCGGCTGTCTCGTCGGCGGGGTCAATCCGTCCGCCGACCCGAGCGGCTTCTTCTCTGAGGCGCATTACCAGCATCTCAGGGAAAGCTATTCCGAGCTCGTTCAGATGATTGCGGGCAAGCGCATCATTTTCGTCGACTCGATCACCGACCTTACGCGCCAGGCCATGGCCTGGGCGAAGACCCGGCCCGAGGCCTTCTCCGACAAGACTGGCAAGCCGGACACCCGCGGCGCCTATGGCCTGCTCGCCCGCGAGGTCATCGGCCTGCTCAAGCATCTGCAGCACGCTCCCGGAAAGACCGTGATCTTCGTCGGCATCCTCGAACGCGTCACCGACGAGTTCAACCGCACGACCTGGCAGCCGCAGATGGAAGGCGGCAAGGCCGGCCGCGAGCTCCCTGGCATCGTGGATCAGGTCATCACGATGAGCCTGTTCGCGCGCGACGGCGACGGCTGGCGGCATGAGCCCGAGCGCGGCGAAGACCGCCGGCTCGTCTGCCGCTCCGGCAACCCCTGGGGCCTTCCGGCCAAGGACCGCTCCGGCCGCCTCGATGTGACCGAGCCGCCGGATCTCGACGCGCTGCTCTCCAAGATCAATTCAACCCGGAAAGGATGACGAGTCATGAGCTTCGACATGAATGACGCCGAGCCGCAGAAGAGCGGCGAACTGATCCCCGATGGCACCTTCGCCAAGGTCACCATGACCATCCGGCCGGGCGGGACGGACGGTCAGAGCGAGATTGACCGGGGGCTCCTCAAGGCCTCGAACGCGCCCGGCAGCGACGTGCTGATGGTGGATGCCGAGTTCACCGTCGCCGAGGGCCCGCACGTTCGGCGCAAATTCTGGCAGATGTTCACCGTCTCCGGCGGCAAGGTCGACGAACACGGCGTCTCGATCGGCTGGAAGATCTCCAAGGGCAGCTTCCGCGCGATGATCGACAGCGCGCTCGGGCTCGATCCGCAAGACATGAGCGAGGCAGCGAAGGCGAAGCGGATCCTGCGCGGTCTGGCCGACCTCAACGGCATCACCTTCGTCGCCAAGATCAAGGTCGAGCCCAACGACGACCCGCGCTACGGCGACAGCAACAAGCTCGACCGTGTGGTTCTGCCGAGCGAACCGGAATGGCGGAAGGTGATGGACGGAGAGGTCCTGGCGCCGAGCCCCAGCACCCGCGCGCGACCCAAGGCTGCATCGCCCGCAGCTCCGGCCTGGGGGCAGACCGTCGCATCGCCGCCCGCGAGCGCTGCCCCGGCCTGGAGCCGGCCGGCACAGCCGGGCACGGCTCCGGCAACGGCCCCGGCAGCCACACCTGCTGCGACGCCGGCCCCGAGTGGCCCGGCCTGGCTCAACACCTGACCGTCATGACGGCCGATGAGTGGCAGGCGCACGTCACGCGCGAGGCAGCGAAGGCGATGGGACAATGGCTCGAAGGACGCGGAAGACTTCACCAGCCCATCGCCGCTCTCACGCTTCCCGAACTGGAAGCCATGGCGGCGAACGCGATCGCGCGGTTCATCGTCCTGGCCTCACACCGGATCAAGGATCAGCCGGACGACGCAGAGGACCTGACCCGGCTCTTGCTCGGGTAGCCGTCTGCGCCGTCTGCGGACGTCAGGCGCGGGGCTTCGGCTACGTCCACCAGCTGCGCTGGGACCGCTTTCCTTACCACCGCTTCTGCTCGATGCGCTGCCTCGATGTCGGCGCGGCGCTCGCCAAAAGGAACAACGGGATGATCGACAAGACCGACATGGAGACCCGAGCGATCAAGGAGGCGCGCCGGTTTCTCGCCGAGACGCTCACCGAGCTCGACCTGATGGCGCCGTTCTACGACCGGAAGCCGGAAGAGATCGACCGCATCATCGAGGCCTGCGTCGACGGGTTTCAGGAATCGATGCGGCGCCAGGCAGCCGCCCGCGACCCGCTCGACGACCCGATTCCCTTTTGAGGTGGCGCATGGGAATCGATCTCAACCACGGCTCCGGCTTTATCTATCGCCGCGTCGGCCACGCGATCAGCGTGTCCGATCGGGTCAATGCCCTGATCGATGCGGCGCTCGTCGCACGCAATTGCCGGCAGGCGCCGCGCAATTATCTCGGAGGCAGTCGGATCGGCGAGCCCTGCGCGCGCAAGCTCGTCTACGAGGTGACCCATACGCCCAAGGATGAGGGACGGGATTTCGACGGCGCGATCCTGCGCATCTTCGACGCCGGCCACCAGTTCGAGACGCTCTCCATCTGCTGGCTGCGCGGCGCGGGCTTCGACCTTCGCACCGAGCGCGCGGACGGCGGACAATTCGGGTTCGAGACGGCGGGCGGGAGACTGCGCGGCCACATCGACGGCGTGATCGTCGCTGGCCCCGATGTCGGTCTGCACTGGCCCGTGCTCTGGGAGCACAAGGCGCTCAACGCCAAATCCTGGAACGACCTGGTCAAGCGTGGCTTGCGCGCCTCCAAGCCGGTCTACTACGCACAGGTCCAGCTCTACATGGGCTATCTGGAGCTGGAGACCGCCCTCGTCACGGCGCTCAACAAGGACACCGAGGCGCTCCACCACGAGGTGGTCGGGTTCGATCCGCCCTTCGCGCAGGCGCTCTCCGACAAGGCCGTCGATATCCTGCGCGCCGTGGAAGCTGGCGAACTTCCACCGCGGATCGCCGCAGACCGAGATTTCTATCTCTGCCGCATGTGCGCCTATGCGGAGCGCTGCTGGGAGGGCGAGCGATGAGCTTCATCCCGTCGCAGCAGCAGGCGGCGGCAATCGCCGCGATCGAGGACTGGTTTCGGCACGGCACGCGCAATCAGCAGGTGTTCCGCCTGTTCGGTTACGCAGGAACGGGCAAGACCACCATCACACGGCATGCAATCGGCGAGCTCGGTCTTGAACCGATGGATCGCACGGGCGGCTCGGGCGGCGTGCTCTATGCCGCCTTCACCGGCAAGGCGGCCCTGGTGATGACCCGGAAGGGAACGCCAGCCTCGACGATCCACAGCCTGATCTACAAGGTCTCCGAGGCGACGCCCGAGGAGATCGAGCGTGTCACCCGCGAACTGGAAACGCTTCGCGGCGGCCTGCGCGCAATGCGACCGGCCGAGCGTTCCTTCGCGGAGACCCAGATCCGCCGCCTCGAGCTCCGGCTCGCCGACATCCATCAGCCTCGTTTCATTCTGAACGAGCAGTCGCTGGTCCGCGACGCCGACCTGATCGTGCTCGACGAGGTCTCCATGGTCGGCGCCGAAATGGCGAGCGATCTGCTTGCTTTCGGCAAGCCGATCCTGGTGCTCGGCGACCCCGGCCAGTTGCCGCCGATCAAGGGCGACGGCGCCTTCACCGACGCCGATCCCGACGTGATGCTGACCGATATCCATCGCCAGGCGGAGACCAGCGCGATCATCCGACTTGCGACGCTCGCGCGGCAGAGCATGCCCATTCCCTACGGCGAGCACGACGACTTCGTCTGGAAGATGCGGCGCTCCGACATCGGCCCGCATCAATTCCTCAAGGGCGGTCAGGTGATCTGCGGCCGCAACGCGACGCGGCTCTTTTTGAATACCGCGATGAAACAGGCAGCCGGCTTTCCAGACGCTTATCCGCGCGGGCTCGGCGAGAAGATCATCTGCCTCAAGAACCGGCACGATCTCGGTCTCGTCAACGGCATGTTCCTCGACCTGTCGGACATCCGCGACGAAAGCCCGCTCGCCTTCAGCGCGTCGGTGCGCACGGAGGACGGGACGAGCGTTCCCGGCCGCCAGTGGTTCTACAAGGGCCATTTCGACGACCACATCGCCTACGACGCCGAGCGCTTGCGCCGCGATTGGCGTGACATGCGGGGGCTAGTCGAGAGCGTCTGGGGCTACGCCATTACCTGTCACAAGGCCCAAGGATCGCAGTGGGAGAACGTGATCGTCTACGACGACGGTCTCGGGCGGACCGCCGAGGACCGCGCCCGCTGGCTCTACACCGCCATTACGCGCGCGGAGCAAGGGCTGGTGATCCTTGATTGACTTCAACGACATCGCACCCGCCAGAACGCCTGCGGTTCAATACGATCTCGAGGCCATCGTGGCCGGCCTGCGTGACAGGACCGGCGCCTGGGTGCCGCAGCACTTTCCGAACGGCCGTCGCAACGGCGACGAATGGCGCCTCGCCAACATCAATGGCGCTGCGCCGCGAAAGAACGGCTCCTGCGTGATCACGCTCAGAGGCGAGCACGCCGGCGACTGGATCGACTTCGACGGCGGCCAGGGCGGCGGGCCGCTAAGCACGCTGGAACAGGCGACCGGCCTCAAGGGCCGCGATCTTTTTGCCTATGCCGCCGATCTGGTCGGATGGTCGGCTGCGGCGCCAGCCCGGCGTGAACCCTCGGCGGCTTCCGCGAAACATGAGAAAGACTCTGCTCGAGAAATCGAGATCATCCTCTCGCGGGCCCTCCCGATCGCCGGTACGCCGGGCGAGGCCTATCTGCGCGCGCGAGGTCTCACGGTTCCGCCACCGTCCGACCTCCTGTTCCATCCGGATCTCGCGCATTGGGATACGAGGACCGGGTTCCCAGCAATCGTCGGCCTGGTTCGCGACCGCGCCGGTAGCGTGGTTGCCCTGCACCGCATCTACCTGCGGCCGGATGGGGCTGCGAAAGCCGAGGTTGAAAAGCCGAAGAAGATGCTGGGCCGCGTCGGCGGTGGCGCCGTGCGGCTGGCCTCGATCGGCGGCGACGCTGTCCTTGGTCTCAGCGAAGGCATCGAGACGGCGCTCGCCGTGATGACGGCCTGCCCGGGCATGGCGGTATGGGCGACGCTCTCGGCCACCAACCTCGAACAGATCGTCCTGCCGCCAGAGGCCCGGCGTGTCGTTTTGCTCGCCGACCACGATGCGTCGGGCACGGGCCTTCGTGCCGCCCAGGCGGCGGCGCGGCGTCTCCTGGCCGAAGGCCGCAGCGTCGCCATCGCCCTGCCGCGAGCGGAAGGCGATGACTTCAACGACGTCCTGCTGCGCGACGGCGCGGACGCGGTCCGCCAGATCATAGACGAGGCCGAGCCATATGTATTCGTGGACGCCGCCGATGCAGATGACGGTGGCCGAAACCGTCCGATCGGCTTCGTCGAGCCGCAGGGGCGCTTGCCGCAACTGCGCGCCGATGAGGGCGATCTCGCCCGCGCCCATGCTCGCACCTGGGGTTTGGTGCTCGCCTCGAACAGCACGCCATGGCTCTTTCGCAGCGCCGGCGTGCCGACATGGGCCGTGCACGACGATGACGGCCTGCCGATGGCCCGGCCGGTGACAGAAGAGCGGCTGCGCCACATGCTGGCCAAGCTCGCCGATTGGCGACGTCTTGCGCGCAATGGCGATCTCGTCCCGGCGCATCCACCAATGCCGCTTGTCAAGTCGCTGCTGGCGACACCCGATCCCGGCCTGCCGGTCCTGGCGGGGATCGTCACCACGCCGGTCTTCGGCCGCAACGGCACGCTCATGACCGAGCCCGGCTACCACCCCGATGCGCGGCTGCTCTACCAGCCGACACCAGGCTTTGCCGTGCCGCCGGTGCCGGAGCGCCCGTCGCCGGCGGAGATCGCGACCGCGCGCAGTCTCATCATCGACGACATGCTGGGCGAGTTCCCCTTCACTGGCCACGCGGAGCGCGCGCATGCCGTTGCTCTGATGCTGCTCGGCTTTCTTCGCGCCATGATCGACGCACCGACGCCGCTTCACCTGATCGAGAAGCCGACACCCGGCACCGGTGCGACCCTGATGGTCGATGCAATCGCGAACGTGCTCACCGGCATCAACGCCTCGGTGATGACCGAGGGCCGCGACGATGAAGAGTGGCGCAAGCGGCTGACCGCCAAGCTGCGCCAGATTCCCTCGCTCGTGCTCATCGACAATCTGCGTCACCCGCTCGACTCCTCGGCGCTTGCGGCAGCACTCACCGCGCCCTTCTGGGAGGACCGCATTCTCGGGACTTCCGAGATGACGCGATTGCCGATCCGCTGCGTCTGGATCGCGACCGGCAACAATCCCGAATTCTCCAACGAGATGGCGCGCCGCATCGTGCGCATCCGGCTTGATGCCCGCGTTGATCAACCCTGGCGGCGCGAGGGGTTCCGCCACCCCGATCTCATGAGCTGGGTTCGCGCCAACCGACCGCGTCTCGTCGCGGCCTGCCTCACGCTGTGCCAGGCCTGGCTGGCCGCCGGTCGTCCACGGGGCGCGCGCATGATCGGGAGCTACGAGAGCTGGTCGCGCATCATGGGCGGGGTCCTCGAGGTCGCCGGGTTCGAAGGGTTTCTCGCCAACCTCGACGAGATGCTTGCTGCTGCCGATGGTGAGGGCGCGATCTGGCGCAGTTTCATCGGCGCCTGGTGGGACCGCTTCGGAACAGCCGAGGTCGGCACCAGCGATCTCTATGAGGTGGCATTGGCCTGCGAGCCCCCGCTGCCGCTGGGCGCGGGGGGCGACCGCTCACAGCGCACACGGCTCGGCAAGGCGCTCGCTCGCATGCGCGACCGGGTCTTCGATATCGACGGCCGCAAGATGCGCGTGCGCACGCTGGGCGTCTCCCATCAGGCCAAGCGTTGGCAGCTCACGATCGAAGGGGAACGTGGGGAACGTTTTCCGCAAGGTGTCGCGGCATCGGGCGGGGAACGTTGCGCCGAAAAGGGGAACGTCGAAATCCAACGTTCCCCGGCACAACCCATTGAAACCAATAGCAAAGGGGAACGTGGGGAACATGGGGAACGTTTTTCGACACTAACGCATGTGCGCGGCTGCGCCCACGCGATGGAGGATGAGGGAAAACGTTCCCCACCTTCGTCACCTTCCCAAAGCGCTTGTGCGTCAACGGCTTATGCCGGGGAACATGCGGGGGAACATCCCTCACCACGTTCCCCGAACGGCGCTGCGCCGGACTGGCTCAAGGAGGTGCTCTGATGGGCATGCTCCGTCAACTCGGCCGTCTCCAGGCGGCAGCGACCGGTCCGCCGCAATGGGTCTTCGATCCGAAACCCGACCCTTGCTCGCGCTCCTTGGAGACAATCATGATCTCGACCATCGAAACCGGCCCCACCGAAGCGGGGGCCATCGCATTCCGTTCGCATCCGGCTCATGCGCAACGCGCCATCCTCGCGCTTGATCTCGGCACCACCACCGGCTGGGCGGTTTGCAGCCATGGCGGCCCGATCACGAGCGGCACGGTCTCGTTCCGGCCGAGCCGCTACGATGGCGGCGGCATGCGCTATCTGCGCTTCCGGCACTGGCTCGAACAGCTGGCCAGCGACTGTGGCGGTCTTGCCGCGATCCATTTCGAGGAGGTCCGTCGCCATGCCGGAACCGATGCCGCCCACCTCTATGGCGGCTTCCTGGCGACGCTGACTGCCTGGTGCGAGCGCGAGGGCATCCCCTATCAGGGCGTGCCCGTGGGCACCATCAAGCGCTTCGCCACCGGCAAGGGCAACGCCGGCAAGGATGCTGTCGTCGCTGCCATTCGCCAGCGTGGCTTCCAACCCGCCGACGACAACGAGGCCGATGCCATCGCCATCCTGCTCTGGGCGATCGAGACGAACGGAGGTGTGCGATGAGCGGGGAGACGATGCTCAGGCATGCCGCGTCGGTCGTCGCCGAGCGCCGCAAGATCTACGGCGAACCCGCCGCCGCGATGGCCGTGGTCGCCAGACGCTGGTCGATCACGCTCGGTCGGCCCATCACGCCAGCGGAGGTCGTGCTCTGCCTCATCGATCTGAAGCTGGCGCGGCTCGGGCACGATCCGAAGCATCAGGATTCGATCCTCGACATCGCTGGCTATGCAGCAATGCTGCAGGAGGTCGGACGATGAGGTGGCTGCCGAAAGGATATGGCGGCGATCGTCGGTCGGCCGAACAGGTCAAGCGCGAGGGCTGGCAGGAACAGGGCATCCTCGCGGTCTCGGCCGATGACCACCGCCTCACCTGGCCCGAGCGCGAACTGGTCCGCCAGCTCGGTGAAAGGCTCTACGGCCCGCGTCCCTCCGACGGGGAGGCGCGGCATGGCTGAGCGCGTCTGGACCGCGCAGGACGTGGCCGACCGCTTCCGCGAGGCGGTCATGACCCTGCGCCGCCTGCCGCCGGTGAAGGTGCAGGGCTATTTCAACCTCTGGCCTGCGATCCGGAGGAGCGCAGAGGAGATGGCCCGGATGGAGCCGCGCCCGATGCGCATCACGCCCTCGCCGGCCGCGATCAGCCGGATGGAGGAGACCATGGACTGGGTGCTGTGGATCGGCGAGGAGGAGCGGCACCTTGTCTGGGCCCGGGCCGCGCGGGTGCCGTGGAAGCGGCTGTGCTGGCAGATGGGCTGCGACCGCACCACGGCCTGGCGGCGCTGGCAGCGGGCGCTGTGGACCATCGCCGCGCGGCTCAACGCTGCGCGCCGGTGAGATGCAACATCTTTTTGCGCGACAGATGCAACATCGTGCTGGTATATCCGTGCCATGATCGCCACAGGCGCGCGCGTCGCGGTCACGAGCGCCAAGGATCCTTTCGCTGGAACCGATCCAGGTAAAGGATCCGGCCTGATCCTTTCGTTACCGGTGAGCGCGGACACGCCTTTATCGCCTGAGCCTTTGCCTTCGTGGTTCCTTCCCGGGCATTTTCGGATGCTGGCGGGCGAGGCGCGGCGTAGCGCCAGCGACAGGGCCGATTTTTTGGGAAGCCACCCCCGTCTGAGGGAAGCCACCGGCTGCCGGAGGGCACAGGAAAACCGCGTGATTTCTGCTGGATAGCCGCAAGTCCGGGCGAGCTGCCGGGTGGCTTCTTACTGGATTCCGGAATCCACCCGGAGTCCACAGGCAATCCACCGTGGAGTCCACCGTGGAATCCACCCTCCCGTTCGCCCATTCGAGCACGCTGGCCATCGGCCGCATGCGCATCGAGGCTTCGCCCGCTGAGCCAGCCTGGCCAATCAGCGGCCACCCGCGCGGGTGCGCCCCTCCCGCGTTCCTGACCCTTTATCGTTCCTTTCTGCCCATGACCCTTGCCTTTGCCCCCGACCGCATCGAGACGTGGCCGCTCGAGCGCCTCAGGCCCTATGCCCAGAACGCGAAGCAGCATGGGCCCGATCAGGTGGCGCGGATCGCTGCCAGCATGGCCGCGTTCGGCTGGACCGTGCCGTGCCTGGTTGCCGAGGACGGCGAGTTGATCGCCGGGCACGGGCGGGTGCTCGCCGCGATGGAGCTGGGGCTGACCGAGGCTCCGGTGATCGTGCTGGCGCATCTGACCGAGGCCCAGCGCCGCGCCTACCGCATCGCCGACAACCGGCTGACCGAACTCGGCACCTGGGACGAGGCGCTGCTGGCGGGCGAACTGAGGCACCTGCTGGCCGAGGACTTCGATCTGGGGCTCACCGGCTTTGCCGATGGCGAACTCGACCGGCTGCTGGCGCTCGATCCCGAAGCGGGCGATGAGGATGGCGGCGCTTCGGTTCCGCCGGTGACCATCCCCGAGCCGCCGCGCAACCCGGCCTCGCGCAGGGGCGACCTGTGGATCCTCGGGCACCACCGGTTGCTCTGCGGTGACAGCACCAACCATGAGGACGTCCGCCGCCTGATGAACGGCGAGCGGGCGATCCTGTTCGCCACCGATCCGCCCTATCTGGTCGATTACGACGGCACCAACCATCCCACGCAGAACAAGGACTGGAGCCGGTCCTATGGCGTCACCTGGGACGACAGTGCGCAGGGCGCCGAACTCTACGACGGCTTCATCGCCGCCGCCATTGCCGAGGCGATCGCCGAGGATGCCGCCTGGTATTGCTGGCATGCCTCGCGCCGCCAGGCGATGCTGGAAGCATGCTGGGAGAAGGCCGGCGCCTTCGTTCACCAGCAGATCGTCTGGGTCAAGGACCGCGGGGTGCTCACCCGCTCGCATTACCTGTGGAAGCACGAGCCCTGCTTCATGGGCTGGCGCCGTCCGCACCGCCCGCCCAAGGTGGCCGAGGAGACGCTGCCCTCGACCTGGGAGATGGCCGTGCCCGCCGGTGAGGAGCGGCCCGATCATCCCACGCCCAAGCCGGTGGATGCCTTCGCCATCCCGATGCGCCAGCATGTGGCGCGCGGCGGCCTGTGCTACGAGCCGTTCTGCGGCTCGGGCACGCAGATCATCGCCGGCGAGGAGAACGGCCGGCGCGTTCATGCCATGGAGATCAGCCCGGCCTATGTCGATGTGGCGGTCGAGCGCTGGCAGGCCGCCACGGGCCGCGCCGCCATCCTTGAGGGCGACGGCCGCACCTTCGCGCAGGTGAAGGCCGAGCGGCTGAAGGGCGCGCAGCCGCCTCCCGCGGACGGCACCGAGGCCGAAGCTGGCGAGGCAGTGTCCGAAGCAAGACCCAGGCGCAGGCGGGCGAGGTAGGGCCATGTGGACCGTCCGGGAGATGTGCGAGGCCTGCGGGCTGGGCACGTGGCAGTTGGGCCAGTGGATCACGCGGGGCCATTATCGGCCGTCACAGGCGGTCAGGCCGGGCCAGCGGCGGCTGTTCGACTGGTGCGATCTGGCCTGTCTTGCCGTGATGGCCGAGCTGTGTGCCCTGTCGCTGGAGCCGCATGAGGCAGGGCGTCTGGTCGCCGAGCTGCGCGGCCTGCTGGAGCAGCGCGGTTGTGTGCACCAAGACATGGCGCTGTTCCTCGTCCTGGCACGATGGGATGAGAGCAGCGACTTCGCCGAGACGGTCTGGCTGAGTGATGACGCTGGTCTGCCCGCCATCGTGTGCCGCCGTCCGAAGACCTGCCTGATCGTCGACGTGGCCGGTGCATATCGGGCCGCGCTGGCGCGGATCGGGCAGAGAGAGCGGCCATGAAGCAGTCCCGCGTGATGTCGCTGATGGAGTCGCTGGCCAATGTGGTGGTGGGTTATGGCGTGGCGGTGGTGACGCAGCTTGTGGTCTTCCCGCTGTTCGGCCTGCACACGACGCTTGCTGCCAACCTGATGATGGGCGCGGTGTTCACGCTGGTGAGCGTGGTGCGCTCCTATGGGCTGCGGCGGCTGTTCGAGCATCTGCGCGAGCGCCGGGCGCTGACGGGAGGTGACCGGGTCGGGACATGACGAAGGGCATGAGCGAGCGGCAGTATGCGGCCCATGCCGGCATCTCGCGCGGCGCGGTGCAGAAGGCGCGCGCGGCCGGGCGGCTGGTGCTGCATCCCGACGGCTCGATCGATGCCGCCGCGTCGGACGCCAGGCGCGCCCAGTTCACCGATCCTGCCAGATCGCGGCGCGCGGCCAGTTCCTCGATCGGGACCGAGGGCGCCAGGCCCGTGCCCGAGGCGGCGGTGGCGGCGGTGGGCGAGACCCTGCGCGAACAGGGGCTGGCCAGCACCAGCGGCTCGGGAGGCACGACCTTCCTGCAGGCCCGGACCGCAAACGAGGTGCTGAAAGCCCAGGAGCGCCGCCTGCGGTTGCAGAAGCTCAAGGGCGAGCTGGTCGAGCGTGACCGGGCCGCGGCGCTGGTGTTCCGCATGGCGCGCGAGGAGCGCGAGGCGTGGATCACCTGGCCGGCGCGGGTGGCGGCGCTGATGGCGTCGGAACTGGGTGTGGAGGTGGCGGCGATGCAGAAGATCCTGGAGGACCATGTCCGCAGCCACCTCGAGGAGCTCGCCGCACCGCGCGCACCCGACTTCGCCTGAGGCTTCGGGCGGGAACGAGGCCTTCGCCGGCGCAGAGGCGCTTCGGCGTGCCTGGTCGCGGGGGCTGGCACCTGATGCGCGGCTGAGTGTCTCGCAATGGGCTGATAGCCACCGGGTGCTCTCGGGCCGGGCTTCGGCCGAACCGGGCCGCTACCGCACGGCGCGCACGCCCTACATGCGTGAGGTCATGGACCGGCTGAGCGTGCACGATCCGGTGCAGCGGGTAGTGTTCATGAAGGCCGCGCAGGTCGGCGCGACCGAGGCCGGCAACAACTGGATCGGCTATGTCATCCACCAGGCGCCGGGGCCGATGCTCGCGGTCCAGCCCACGGTGGAGCTGGCCAAGCGCCATTCGCGCCAGCGCATCGATCCGCTGATCGCCGAAAGCCCGGCGCTGCGGGAGCGGGTGAAGCCTGCCCGGTCCCGCGATGCCGGCAACACCATGCTGTCGAAGGAGTTCGCGGGCGGCATCCTGATCATGACGGGCGCGAACTCGGCC